GTCTTGCATGGATTACCCTTTCTTGGTGCAATCTAGCGCGAAACTGTCTTACCAGTTAAAACAAGTCTAACAAATCAGACACGCCAGACTTTCTAGGTGCTTTGGACTTTTTGGGTTTCTTGGCCTCAAAATCGCGAATCTGTTGTTCTATCCTCTTGTGGGCAGAGTTTCGCACGGGATCAAACTTCAGTGGCTTGACCGGTGGCAAATGGTCTATGCTTGCCGAATCAGGAGTTCGATGCCATTGTTTTACCTTATTGCCCTTGCCATCAAATTCTGTGACTTGATAGAGCGTAGTCACAACGCGTTTCTCCAGTGAGTACAGACGTTTCCTGTTGACCATTGTGTGATCCATCGATTCTCTCTCGACTAACTCACCGGTCTGGTTGTTCTTCAGAATGAGAATCTGTTTAAGCATGTTGCACCTTAGTACTTGGATTGAACACGGACCGGACAATCTTAGGCCTATTGTCCCTGTCTTGAGAGACTTTCCACCAAGAGGGCACAATCCCATGTCGGATCATGTATTCTTGGGCTTGTGGCTTCATCTGGTTGAATTGCTGTTGAGTCATCGGACAATCATCCCTTGTATTGAAACTTGCGGTGACGCTTCCAAGTCCGGTCGTCAATATCTCGACGTGGACAATCATCCCACTCATTAGGGAGAGCAAAAGGCTTGCGAGATGGACGAATCTTAATCAATCCACCCATATCATCACAATTAGCCTTCATCTCATTGCGAGTTCGAGGATTGCGTAGGTAGCTGGACATATTTTCCCTTCCTGCTGGAGAAATCCCGCCAAGTATTTAAATAATAAAATTTTTATCTATTAAAAACTCAGCGGCCTATCGAATTGTCCCACTAACTGCCAATCAGGCAGGCTGTCAACTGTTTTACCGAGAAAAATCCCGCCACAATATTCATAATTGAATTGCCCCATCTTGAGCCAATCTAGCGCGTTACCATTTTACCGGAAAAAAAGAAAAAACTTTCTTGCGCGCAAGAATTTTCGAAAAAAAAGACACGAAAAAACACCCCCCGTTTGGGGGGAATTTTCCCAAGCCCGCTATTCCGACTAACCTACCTATTTTGTCCGATATATCGCCCTACCATATGTTGCGTAATCTTAGCAGCTTGACTAGTCGCCATGAATTCGCTGTCGGACTTGTCCAGTCCATACTGCCTAGTTTCCACCCAAACCGCCGTTAACCAATCTTTACGATTCCACCCAGTCTCCCTACAATCCAAAACCCAGCCAGTCACCCTACGTTCACCCGCCTTCCTAACCCACACGAACCCCATATCTTTTAGGCGTTTAGTCAGCTTCCCGAATCGCCCAACGTGTTTATTCCGTCCGTCTTGCGATAATCCAGCTATTTCTATACAATTCCCATGCTGCCTAATCTCCACAAACTGTTTTCCCGTGTCAAAACACTTAACACGTTTCGGACGTTTCCACCACCCAAGTAACCCCCAATTTTTAGCCTGTTTTTTGATTGCAATCCCCTCAGACTGTGCGGATTCGCACGTTTCTTGCGGTTTCCTAATTTCTAAAATCTCGCGTTTTTGTGCAGCTTGCCATTGTTTACGGTTCATCGTAGGAACTCCGAAAGAGGAAAAAACCGCCCCCCCAAATGGGGGGCGGTAGTTTAGGGGGTTTAGAACAAGTCAAGTAAGTCATCGATTTCCGACTTTGCGGGTTTCCGCAATTTGGGAACTCCGCCTAAGTTATCCATTTGCTCAAGGAATCGTGTTTGTGCAATTCGCTTTGCTTTTCCCGGCTGCCCCAATGCTGTCAATTCCTTGACTAGTACATCGTACCCGGCTTTTCCGTCTTTCTTGCGGTGAATCTCGGCGACCATGCCACGCAGCTTTCGCAAGGCATCCATTTTAACGTCCGAATCGGTAGCAGGATCATTCCCAGCAATCTGTCGCTTTCGATTCGCCAAAGCTACCAAGGCCACCCAGTCTACCCCCGAACCGAATACAGCCGAACTAGCAGCCGGACCGTCATCGCCATAGCTTGCCATAGCTTCCCAGATTGCCGAAATTGTCTCACATAGCGGTTTCCCGGCGAATCGACGAATACCAGCTTTCGCGACTTCGGAAACCTCTTTCCGGTAATTTTGGCTAGCCTCTGCCTGCTTTTCAGCAACCGAAACCCGAGACAGATTTACTGGCAATGCAACAATTTCGTTTTTAACAGCTTCCATCGTAGTAACCTCATTCTACCTATTTTAGTTTTGCCTAGACGGACCGGTAGCGTAGCCAATCTAGGCGAGCCATGGTTTCCATTTAAGCATACCATCAGCCCACCCCCCGGATGGGGGGATTTTTGAAACATGGACATATTTTCCACGCCACCCCCAACATGGGGGATTTTCGAGTATCGCAGCTTTGCCGCTAACACCCACACGACGATTGTAGCATCGTCCCCCACTACGTCAAGTGGGGATTCTTGAGTATCGCAGCTTTGCCGCTAACACTCCCGCAAGCCACAATAGAGCATATAGCGTACCATAACTGCTGATTTTTCTAACTTGTTACGTGGCAACGACTTATGACGATTCCCCCCCGAATAGGGGGTGTAGCAAAATGCAACATGTGTTCGATAAAACGATACACCCCCCAAACGCGACAGCGTTTGAATAGGAACGCACGCACGCGACGCAAATACCATGCCAAACACGATTTTAGGGGTGAACACTGTAATTTTTACATACCGCTAGAATGCCCCAGAATGCCCCAGAATCGATTCGGGGGGTTAGGGGTGTAGGGAGTCGCTCGATAGGCTGAAATGCCGATAGACGCGATTTTCGGGTTCCCGCAAAACTAAACGTTTGTACACTAAAAATGCAGTGTACGGGTGTACACCCATAGTGAACAGATGAACAGTGTACGGATGTACAGTACTAGTGAACAGATTTACACCATACCAGATATAATAAAAAAACAATTAGTAGTATATATCTATAATAAATTTTTATACTTATAATATATTTATAATAGGCCGGGGGGGTTATAGTAAAAAAATTTAAAAAAAATTTTTGCTTGACCGTCGCGCGGGGGGTCAACACAATACCTCCCCCAACAAAAAACACTCCCATATGTCTTACCGAACTACTACCCCCTAGAAAATAGCGCGATATGTCTTATCGAGCTACGCCTCACTAAGCACCCCACCTAATAATTCGGTGTATACAAATACAGAAACCCAACAACCTCTCTAGATCATTCAGCACCATTATGTCTCAACTATTTAATCCAACCTACCGTACAATCACAGTAGCCAACGTAAGTGGCTTAAGTAATATCATACCTAGGCCTGCGGATGGGCAGCTAGTACAAACCTTGGGTTATTATACTCCTGGAGACGGTGGAGGTAATTTATACACTTACAGCGCTACCGCTTCTGGCATTGTAGACTGGGGCTGGGTTTTAGATGGTTTGGATGGAGATAATACCACAGCCACACTTCAAGCTGCAGAAAACGCAGCAGGAACAGGCGTGGGTCGTTTTATATCTACAGATCAAGATATATCTTACGCTAAACAATTTGGGGCAATAGCTGGAGGCACTAACGCTGCCGCAAACTCCATTAGGTTAAATTCAGCCATTTCTCAGCCGAATAGACATCTTAAAATAAACAGAGGGACATTCGCAGTAGATAGTTCAATAGTTATTAGTAATGACAATATTACAATATCGGGCCTTGGCAAGGAATCCGTATTACAGCAAACCGCCGCTGAAACAAATTTAATTCAAATTCAAAATTCAACCAGTAATATCACCATTGAAAATATTCATGGCATAGGCGAGGGAACTGCCATAGTGGCCTTTGAAAATTGTAACTTTATTTATAGCGCAGGCGCGCCAGGTCTTTTAGTTCGTAATGTGCGAATAATCGGTTGCTCATCTGAAAACTTTTCCAATTCTTCTGTGCAACTCAGGGGAACTACCGATAGTTTAGTATCTCAAAACAGGTTTGGTCAATCCGTCAATACTTCCAATACTTCTGCAGACATCTTGACCTATGGAGACTGCAATAACATTTTAATCACAAATAATGTTTGCACATCGGATATTAGCCAGAATATTTATTCGGGCGCTCTTGGTAATGATGAAAATATAGTGGTATCTAACAATATTTGTGATACGAAAGACGCAAACGGAGATGTCATTGCTGCGCCAACAAGAAAAAGACATGGCATAGTTTGTTCTTATAATGCATCGAATAGATCAGAATTTATTGTTAGTAATAACCAATGCTTGAATACGAATTGGTCTGGAATTTATGTACCAACCGGCACTGGAATCCTGGTAGAAGGAAATATATGTAGAAACAATGGCATTAGTCCAGATGCCCCGAACGGGCTAGGCTCTGGTATACATCTAAATAATGCAAATAAAGCAAAAATAGTAAATAATCAAATTATTGATTATAAGTCCTCAAGCTCTAACCTGGGATGTATCAGGCTTGATAATACCGATGCCTGCATAGTTCAAGGAAATGTAATTCGCTCTAGCATTGGCCGAGGTATTTTTTATAGTGACACTAATTCACTGATTAACATTTCTGATAATCACATTGAGGTTGAGAGTATTGGTATAAATATCAAAGCTTCTGTTGGCACAGAGGCGGAAGGTAGAGTTGCGCGAAATACAATAATTACCAATGGTGACACTATCGGTATAGACGTTGATCAACAAACCGAAAATGCTACATTAAGTATTTATGATAATTTCATACAAAACCTTGCAGGCTCGGGCGTGGGCGCTACAGACACAAATATGGGCGTACGCATGAGAGTACAAAATTATAGATTTATAAATAATCATATTGTAGGGTTTGCAACTGGGCTTTACAACACAGAAACGGTCTCAGGCAGAGAAGATGCAAATCTTATTAGAGATAATTACTTTGAGGAGTGCAACATTGCTTATGTTTGGAGGGCGACCAATACTTTTGCTACTGTTCTTGTTCAAAACACTAGACGATTAAATACTCCGACTTTTGCTAGTGGAAATGGATTCTTTGGCGCAACCTACGAGGGCACGGAAATCAATGGTCAATTCATCATAACAAGCACAGCTGCACCGACCACTGGAACTTGGAATGTAGGAGACGTTTCGTATAACAGAACTCCAACTGCTAGTGGAAACCTTGGCTGGGTCTGTACAACAGCTGGAACTCCAGGAACCTGGAAAACTTTCGGTTCAATCGAGGCCTAAAACTACTTTTTGACTGCTCCAAAGAACCTAAATGAATCCCCATAACCAGAGCCCTCGCTATATCCGGGGGCGTCTGCGTCTGGCCGCTTAGAGATCCCATCCTTGATCAGAGAGCCAGTCAAGTATTCGTCCGATGGCTTGCTTGCGTTTAATCTATACTGATTCGCGAGCCAGTTAGCCATAAGCAGAGCACAATAACGGTCCTTCTTGCCTGATGCCTTAGTGTTCTCATCAATACGGATCTCGGGAACGCTCCACTTCTCGCGCCCTCCAATGCCTGCTCCGGTCCTAGTGTATTGAATCGAGGTTAGCTCGTCTTTTAGTTCTTCGATATTTTGCGCGGTGTCCTCAAGTGAATCATAAAGTCTCACTTTAGATGCGCTCACGCCATATTCTTTGGCGATTCGGCTAGCTTTAATTTTGTCTTCTGCGATGCTTAGTTCTACAGTTGCTGCATCAAACCTCGGAAACAGTAGACGCTTCTTTTCCATGTCGGCGAGCAACCCATGGTTGCTTTGACTTACCCAGGTGGCATTTGCAAACTGGACACTGTACAACAAGTGATCCCCATCCATGCTATCCGTGTCCTTGCGCTTATTCCGGTCAACCACCGGATAGAGAGGTTTTTCTCCTGCTTGTAGATACGCAGTACTAGCCAAATGCTCCATGAGGCTCATTCCACCGCCCTGAGCATCGATGGCAATCCCAATAATGTTAAACGTTTTCATGAGTTCCCGAATGTGTCTACTCACGAAAGCATAGTAGTTATCTTCCTGTGTCGTTCCGCCTTGTTTTCTTTCTACAAAATTTTCTTCATTTGTAGTCCAGCAGTATCTCACTCGTGCATGGTCATGCCTACATTCAAGCAAAACGATAGCAAAGTTATCTTCTTTGAAAGCTGGGTCAATCCCTAGAACATACTCAAAGTTATCCGAACCAAAGTTCGCTGGGTCGAACGGAGCATCACAGAATTCCTCCGGGATCTTACCAGCCGCTATGTTTTTATCTGATGCAACACACCCCTCAATAAGCGTCCGTTTGAAAAAGCCGTCCGAATCCTCAATGAATACAGCTTCATATTCTTTCATGTAGAGAGCTTCGCTCATGTTAGTCCGCGCACGAGCAATTGTCGCGTCGTCCATCAGACCTTCTGGCAAGCATGGGTAAGGCATTCTAATGATACAAAAATCCTCCCAAGACAAATACCTATCATCAAATTTGATGCCTTGATCTTTGAGCTTCTGATAGTCTCCCTTGCATTCGATGATTGCCTTGTATTTTTTCCAATAAGAATAATATTCTTCAAAATAATAGCTGGCGGTTCCCGTCATGATGGACTGGTTCATCTCGGAGGACGTAATCTCCTTTTCTAGAGTGATTCCCTCCTGCTCCAGGGTTTGCTTGCGCGCCGCTGCTTTAAGTTTTTCGATGGGGTTCTGTGCTACTGCACCAAAACCAAAAATAACTTCCTCGATAATCTTCCCCGGAACATCTTTAACCTCATCCACGATAGTTACATTAGAGCGCAAACCTCTAATTCGCGAGCCGTCAGTACCTAAAGGTACGGCTGTAATTAGGGAGTCATTAATCCTGAGAGTCCATCTATCTAAGCCCCCCGTGAAACCGGACTTGCGGTCGCACATGCTTCTCATGATTGGCGCTTTCTCCCAGAAGGCCACGGCATACTCCATGACTGCCTTAGCCTGTCTAAACGAAGGGGCCGTTAGAACGATTTTCTGCTCTGGAATTAGAATAGCCCTAAGCAACGAATAAATTGCAATGCACGTACTATTATGGCTAACGAATCCATTACTTAAATACGAATGATCTTCTTCATTAAAACTAAAATCATAAAGCTTGTGGTTATCAAGTTTTTCAATCTGACAAACCTTGTCAAAGTAGTAGTAGTTGTTAGATATTCCTTTTAACCTTTTAAACTCTGGAGTTTTTGCACAATCAGCACACTCGCCCACAACCTCAAGAAATTTATTAAATTTCCCATAAGAACAGTCATATGTTTTAAATCTGTACGAACTGAACCTGTTTTCTTTTAGTTTTTTATATCCGCTTGTGCTTGCGTAGAGTTCCCTAAGTGCGAGTATATCTTCCAATACTAGTTCTTTTGGGAGAACATCCTTATTTGGATTTCCTTGCCTTGAGGTAATCTCCTCCAGCTTGTTCTGCTTTCTGTCTAACCTAAAACCTATTTTGTCTCGAAACAAGCGTAGGTTTTGTTGCCCACCGATTGTAAGATAATAATAAGTCTGATCTACCTTTTTGTTGTGCCTGGACTTAACCCTGCTAATAATGCCAAATCTACTCAGTAAGAATTGTATGCTCTTTATAAGATTTTTTGATTTTGAGGAGGCTGTTACAACTTGTGTCTCACAACAACCATCTGTGTCAAAGTATCCCTGTAGGAATCCCGCCACAACTTCTCTACCGGAACTTAAAATCGACGCCGGAACATCTTTTTCAGCGCATACAGAACTACCAAAACCATATTGATTGAATAGTCTGTCATACAGCTCTGTGCTACATAAAGAATATCGGTATTTCGCTCCTACTTTTTTAAGAACTTTATTGTGAATTTTATTCAACCCAAGGTTAGCGTTTTCTATGACTTGTGGGTCCGCTGATGTAATATGTAAATAACCACGTATAGTATACGACCCGTCCCCCACAAGGGCTCCAAATAGGTACCCTACATCAGGACTTGAGATTGAATTTCCTGAATGCCAATAGTCTTCAGAATTTCTATCCACAACAAAATAATCGTCTTCTGATACATCCGCAAGCTTTTTCCAAATAATTTCACCGTTTTTTATGGTTCTAACTTTGTGGTTTTCTGATCCGCATATCTCATACCCATCAGACGTAGTAACTCGAATAGCTCGATTCGTTTGAGTGTACTTAAAGGAAGATTCATGGAATCCCCTCTCTCCCAACACATTCTCGCTATATGGAATAAACTCGTCTTCTGGGTCATCTTCATTGAACAGACTATCTATTTTGCAGAATCTATCTCCCAGTGAAACATAAGTGTCTTTATCGCAGCATTTCCCAGACCCGCGACTTCCCACAAACATCGGAAAACGGTGCTTCCACAAGTTATTGATGATGGCCATCTGATAGGGCGGCAAAGTAATCCCCAGTGCCCAATACGAAAAATAAGCAAAGTACTGCGGATCAATCAAGCATTCCGTTTCCCAGAGACCTGGATTCTCCTCATATATTTTCTCATTTATTGGAGCTAACAGCTTATTCTCGGGCAGTTGAATCTTGGAAGTATCACCAAGCCCTAACCACGAGTTGTCCAATTCGTTATCACTTAGAAGCCATTTCATTCAGAGGGTTCCTCAGTCTTTGCTACTTCTTCCATGATTTCCCAGGCTACGCTGATTGCCTGCTCACGATTCCCGCAGAATATAATTTTTACATCATACTCTTCTTCTATTTTTCTAATCCGGTTGTGCAGATATCCGCCCCTAATTCTAATGCGTTTCCTAACATAGTAGGGCAAATTGAATGGATACTTGCTCACATCCTCATAGGAGAACTCAAATAAAATATAAGCATGTTTAATTTCATGCATCCGTTCGAGTTCTGCCTGAAAGCGAGGCCAGTTCTTCTTGTTGAGGTTTCCATGAAGTTCAGCTACATCTTTCTTGCGCTCAATAGCTAAGATGTCTTCATAGCCCTCCAGAGTATAGTCGCCAGTCTCAAGGCGGCATTTCTTGCAGGGATTACTTCGACCGAAAGTCCAGCGATGGTCTGGCTTTTCTCTGTCGTCTCTAAGTATAGTGAATTTCTTTTTACTCATCTTGATTGAACAGCCTCCTGGTATACTTCACTTGCTTCTTCTGGAGTGTCGAATGTTCCTAAATATTTGATAACCCCGTTTATTCTAGTTCTTGCCATAAATCTTTTTTTATTTTTAAAAACACCTTTTGGTAGACTATGTTTCCTTTCTGGTTTTTTTGCAAATTTCAATTTATCTGTTTCGCCAGATTCAATCAAACTAAATGCCTCTTGATACGCTTCAGATGCTTCTACCGCGTCTTTAAATGTACCTAAATACCTTAATCTTCCTTCAAAATAAATCGAAGCTCTGTATTTGTTCTTATCTTTAAAAACACCCAGCGGTAGATTTGATTTTTTTCTATCACTCAGGTCTTTAACTACGTTTTTTCTTTGTGAGATAATTTGTAGATTACTTAATTTTGAATTTAGTTTATTGTTGTCAATATGATCTACTATTTGTTCATAATCCTTTGGTTGATGTCCTTTGAAAGCCATCGCAACAAGTAAATGAACTTTGCGTCGCTTCATTTTATTGCTTTTCCATAAATTAACGCATGGATATCCGGCGGTGCTTAAGGATTGCTTTAGTGTTATGCCGCCCACGGTTCTCCCAAGAGAATCTACTCTCTTTAGACTTTTGACTCTCCCGTATTGAGATACTGCGTAATGATTTTCGTATCCGGGTATTGATTTCCATGTTTCAAACATTACGGCTTCTCACTCCACAGATGATCCACAACGCCAAACTCAATGGCTTGGTCGGCTGTGAAATAATAGTCACCAATAATATTACATTTTCTTTTCCACTGGGCCACGCTTAAATTAGTGTGCTTGGCCATTAGGTCGTACCAAGTTTCATCGAGTTGTTTTAGATGATCCACAACTTTTTTATGAGATGCAATGCGGCCTTCTCCAAGCTCTGAGAGCCCTTCGTGCACCATGTAGGAGCAGTGCGGCATGGAATACCTTTTGCCTTTTGTTCCTGCGGCCACGAGTAGCACAGCGGCTGACATGATGTATCCTACGCCCACTGTGTGGATAGGGCATCTCGTAGAGCGAGTCACATCGTACAAAGCAAACATATCGTAGACTGAACCACCAACGCTACTGATAAACAACTCAATAGGGTCGTCGCCCAGGCTGTCTAAATAATAAATAGATTTAACCAAATTAGAGATGCTGTCTTCTCCGATGTCACCATAAAGATGTAGAACTCTATTCTCTGGGTCAATTCCTCTATCATAGAACGAATCAAGCCACTCTTTAGTGATTTGAGGTTTTGTCATTCGATAGGCTTTCTATTGAGCATTAAGTCTTGAAATTGTTTCTCAGTTAAAACAAAATTAACCTTAGCAACTACATGGCCACTCCCAGTAAACTTATAAGCAATATTATGAACGCACTCATAGTCTTCGATGATTCCTTGGAGCTGGTCATCATAGTAGAAGGTTTTGCAAGGCTCCTCAGGAATTTCCTCTTCTTCCGCAAAGAGGTGCCACTTACTAAAAATACTAACCATCTTCAGAGTCCTCCTCGTCGACCACAGTTTTGCTAGATAAAATAACTCTATCTATAACTCCATCAGCAAACTTATAAAGTCCCGCCAGCTTCTTTTCTTCTTTTTTCTGTGCGGCAACCATAATTTCCTGCTCGCGGGCTGCGCGCTCGCGGTGACTCTTCTCCTGGAGCAATTTCAGAAAACTTTTATAGTTAACTTCAGCCTTGTCTAAGTTTTCTGTTCTTTGGGCCCTGGTTTGCTGTAGAGCGTTCTTTATTTTATTGGACTTATCAATCAACGCATTCAAATCTTTGTTGAAGGTTGAGAGATAGTTCTGAGAGTCTGCAATAGTCTGCTTGTATTGACGAATCAGCTCGCGGTCCCGGTCTTCTGGCGGAAGCTTCATTTCAATTCGAAGCTTGTCGCGCGCCTCATTTCTCTCGTCGGTAGCTATCTTGGATTCGTGCAACAGTCGGCTTTTGAGGATGTCTAATAATATTAATTCTTTTAAATCTAGCTCTTCCGATGCGAGGATATCCCCAAGGTCCACCTGAAACAGGACCCAAGCTTCTTCGAAGGACCTCATCTCGTTTTGAGAGAGTTGATCTCGTAAGTCTTTATAGAACGGTCGTTTACGTAACGCATGGATAATCTCATTTTGAGATTTCTCGACATCCACTTTAGCTATGTCGTAATCTGGACCAATCTTCTCCTGGTCAATGAATTTTCTGATTGGCGCAGGCTTACGGTTAAGTTGTTCCGCAATATCTGCTAGGTCAAGTTTGCGGATGTTCTTTCTAATAAAAATTTTATCTTCATTAGATAGAGCACCTCGCTTCCGTTGAGGTTTTTTCTTAGCTGTCATCTTCTTCTAGCCGCCCTAATTCTCTTTTAACATCCCTAATCATCTTGTTAAATCTTTTCTTAGAGAAGTCGTGTCCTCGCCGATAAAGCTGGATTTCAATCTGCAAGTCAATAGTGAACTGATCTATAAATACTTGCCATTCCTCCAAAGATTCGACTCTATATTGAGAAGTCTCATCCGCATGAATTGTGTCAATCCCGCCTATGGCATTAGACGCTAGGTTTTTCTTCTTATCGTTTCGTATCTTCCAACTCATCCAATAAGAACAATCTTCCATAATTTTATATGCCGTGCATTCGCCATCAACATAGGCATTCAGCGGACACTTAACGCACGGCGCTTGAATGCGCTCATACTTATTCCGCCTTAGGTTCATTAGCCTGTATTTGATATGCGTATACAGAAAATTAAATAATTTCCCGTCTCCCGTATATCTTGGGAGCGCGTCTTTTGCCCAGATCCATGCCTCTTGAAGAATGTCTTCTTCGGTATAGAGGCCGAATTTTAATCCCCGAGACAAATCTCTAGAGATTGCGACCACCATCTCATACAGTTCCTCGTCTGTTATTTGCGATGGCTTTTTTTGCTTCTTCTTCTTCTGGGTCTTCGACTTTGGTTTCTTCAAGGATTTCTTCCTCTAGTTCGACGCTTGCCTTAGCAAGATGAGGTTTAGTTCTTTTGACGAAATTTTCTTGTTTTTCTGGTTTATTCATGATTATTTATAAATAATGTAATGGTCTTCATCTAGATTGTAAGTTTTGATCCAGTCGTCCCTGAGGGCCTGCTTCTCCATAAAGTGCTCTAGGGCGTGGCAATTCGCACAAAGAATCTCACATCCCTCAAGCTCAATAGAGATTTCCGCCCAGTGCTTTAGTCCTTTATCACCAATTTGTAATTTTTTAATCGAACGGTCAGTGTGGTGAAATTCGAGAGCTGCTGGAGGACCATCAAATCCACAGCTAGAACATGACCCGCCCAAGAAATCGAGCGCTCTTTGCTTAAGTTCTGAACAACCTGTCCCCCTGTGAGCGCGGATACAATTCAGACAACACAAATCTCTCATGTCCAAATAATTAAGAAATTCTTCTTTAAAAGGCACTGAGCCGGTAGAGTGAGATGCTTTTTGGTAGGGAATTCCGGCAGGCGTGTGAATGCCAAGCTGGCTAGGGTGGAAGACACCTCTGCATGTGAGGCAGGTTCCAATGTCGGTTTTTTCTCGTTCCGCGAAATATTCCAGCTGAGCATACTTAAAGAGGTGCTGTTTGCGAATAGTTCGAAGGCTGTTACAAGTACGACAATAACTGTCTTTGTCGCTGTATTTAGGATGTGTTTTGCAAATGGCGCAAGTCATAAGTAATTCTCCAGTATAGACTTAACCGTAAGATATCACTATAATAAACACCAAATAAGGTAAGACTATAGAAATAATACTATCATATGTTTCACCTTTTAGGCGTTTCTCTTTCTGTAAGTCGTTACTCTACAGTAAGATAAGTAGAAATTCGCCTCTGAAATACTCAATACTTAGTATATATAACTAAGGTAACGAATATATTTGTAGGTTACTAAGAGCAGTAACTTGTTTAGATAATAAAGTTATTAACTATTAAGATTGTGTTCGTCACGAACTTATATCGCTGGTTCCAAACCAGCTCTATAACTCAGGACGCTTCGTCTTCAGCACTATCTAATAGACTACTTTATCCGGTATTCTTATATGTCTGTCTTTTCGGAAGGGGTATTAACAGGCAAAAATCCAAATTTTCTTGGAAAAATATTTAAAGGGCAGTTTTTCCGCAGTTTTTACAAAAAAATAATTAATAGTCGCCTAGGGTTAACGGTTATGGTGTATATACAGTAGTACCATGTTTCAACCGGACAATCACTAATTATGTCAGAAGAATTAGAAAACGAGTACGCTATTGCCGGAATGGGAGTGGCTAAAGCTAGGTCGATTGATTTTACAAGCGCTTATACGGGCGGGAACGGCCTCCTAGAAGACGATTACTCGATTAGCCGTCCGGGACTCACCTGGGATGATTACGATAATTTCAGGCCATCTGAGCGCATTCCAACGTCCCATCGTAATATCATGTATGAGGTTCATAGAGTTTATGAGCGTCACGGCCTCGTCAAAAATATGATTGACATGATGGCTGACCTTACGATGAGCGGAATCTCTGTCAGTCACCCAAGGCCAAACGTTCAAAGATTTTTTGAGAATTGGTTTATGAGGGTTAACGGGATTGAGCGCTCTGAGCGTTTCTTAAATAATCTATATAAATTTGGCAACGTAATTGTAGACCGTTATGAGACCCCTTGGACTGTAACGATGGAGCAATCTCTGAAGACCGCTAGAGCCGATTTAGCGCCCGTCACGGCCAAAAGAGTAATCCCAAGTCAGTATAACTTTTTAAATCCCATGATGGTTGATGTGATTCATGGGGCTATCTCGACATTTATCGACGGACAAAAGAATTACGGAATTCGTCTGCCTAGGTCGTTTAGAGAGCTTCTAAAGAAAAATAAACCAACACAGGTTGAACAGAAAATTATTGATTCGATTCCTGAACACATAAAAAAGATGATTTTGGAGTCTGATGATTTCTCGATGGTTCCCCTGGAAGGGCATAACATCGATGTGTATCACTATAAGAAGGAAGACTGGCAAACTTGGGCTAAACCCATTACCTATAGTATCTTACGACCAATTCAACTTCTGGAAAAGGCCGAAATGGCCGATATCACAGCCCTGGACGGTGCGGTAGACCATGTTAGATTATTTAAACTTGGCGATAAGGAAAAAGGAATTAATCCTACTCCAGAAGCTTTTGAGAAGCTGATTTCTCTATTGACTGTAAATAATGGTGCTGGAATCAGAAATATTGTTTGGGGTGAAGATATCAAAATCGAGGAATCTTCGATTGACATTCATCAATTCCTAGGCAATGACAAGTATGCTCCGACCTTGAATAGAATTTATGCAGGCTTGGGTGTCCCCAGCACTTTGACTGGTTCTGAGACTGGTGGCGGCGGAACTACCAATAATTTGGTTTCCCTGAAGACTCTAGTCAAGAGATTGATGTACGGGCGAAATCAACTTATCTCCTTCTGGACCAAGGAGTTAGAGATTGTTCGAAATACGATGGGCTTCTCTCAGCCAGCTGAAATTGAGTTCGAAGTTCCAAACTTTGGCGATGAGGAAGTAGAGAAAAGACTTTGGCTTGAGCTGGCAGATAGAGATATAGTGTCCCATGAGTGGGTTCAAAAGCGATTTGCAGCCAATCCATCTCTTGAGAAAAGCCGTCTTGGTCGAGAACTCAAAAAGAAAACGCCCAAACGAGGACCATTCACTTCTCCCAATGAGATTAAGAAGGCTTCTGAAATCAAAGCAGAAGAAGGCGTAGCTACTCCAGATAACCCAAATCCTAATAGAAGCAATTCTCCAGGGCGACCGCCAGGAGTTAAGGATAGCGAGCCTAGAACTCGAAGATTTACTCCGCAAATTCGTGCAAAGAGAATCGAAGCTGACCGCATCCAAGATCTTATCGACAAAGAAGTTAACCCGATGGCTATTGCAGCATTCGGCAAAAAGAACATGAGGTTCCTAACTAAAGATGAGGTCGAACAGTTGGAAGAATTAAAACTAATTACATTATTTAATATGGCCTCAGCCGAAGATGATGTTGTAGAGGCGACTCAAAAATCGCTAGATGTTGATTTGCTGGAAGAGATATATACTGAGATTAGTGATTTGACGGCAGAGCTTGGTCGGTCGCTTACTCAGGCCGAAAGAAAAAATTTGCTCAGCGAATTGTGGGCTATTTATGGTGTAAATAACTAAAACGAGCCACTACTCATAAAGTAAAAGATATGTCTTCATTTAAACCTAAAGGCGGGAATAAGCAGGATGTTGGTGGCGTTTACGGCCAGCACGGCAATAATAAGCAGAATCCTCCCGTAGAATTTGATATCAACTTCCCAGGCGGCGGAACTCCATTTAGTAACTGTTGTAGCGATGTAACCCTGCCCAGCGGCTCGCTTCTCGCTCAATCGACTATTACGCCAACAGCAACTGGATTTACTCACTTTGATGGTGTGGCCAGTGTAACAAATATTCTTTTTCCGAATACTATTGCTGGCTCGACAGACTATGTAGTTCCAACGATTACTGACAATGCCAACGGAACGGTTTCGGTAAAGTTTGTTGACAATACAAGTAGAAATATTAATATTTCCAGTCTTGTCGCTTCACACGCAAATGCATCTCTAACTTATGTAGCTGGGACTAACACTCTTAATTTTGTTGACAATGCAGGAACTCCGTTTAATTATGTGTTGAATGGATGCACCTTTGATATTAACTCTGGCACCACGGCTAATATTATCGATAATACGCGCGGTCAAGAAACTATTGACTGCGGCGAGACGATTCACTTTTGGTCGTCAGCTGGTTCTGTTCGATTCGATATCTCTGGCGGAACTGTTGTAAGTTCTAATGTAGTTTTGGCTCCATCGCAGGCGGAAGGCGCTAACGCTATTTCGAATGTTTCAGGGGCTGGTCTTTATGCTCCGACGCCAATTGCCGACGGAGTAACCATCACTGGAACAGGCGTTGTCGGAGATCCGTTTGCAGCAACAGTAAGTGCATTTGAGTGCGCAGACCTAAATACTTGTTCGATTGACGCATTGTCTGATGTAGATACGACCACGGTCGCCCCGACCTCTGGTCAATTCTTGGCTTGGGATGGAAGTCAGTGGGAACCATCGTCTTTAGCGGGATTTGATTGCGCAGATCTCAATACTTGCTCAGTAGACTCTTTATCTGATGTTGATACAACTAGCGTTGCGCCCACAAGCGGCCAAGCCTTAGTTTGGGATGGGGCTCAATGGGAACCTGGAGACGTTTTATTCCAATGTTCCGACCTCAACACATGTAGCGTCGACGCGATGTCCGATGTGGATACAACTAGCACTCCGCCCACCTCTGGTCAGCAGCTTACCTGGGATGGAGCGAATTGGATTCCAGCTAGTGCGAGCGTGTTCTCTTGTTCTAGTTTGAATACTTGCTCGGTTAATTCCCTTTCAGATGTAGACATTACAACCGTTGCGCCAACTAGCGGACAAATTCTCGGGTGGGACGGATCTGAGTTTGCTCCGATTGACAGATTCGCTTGCACGGATCTAAATGCTTGCTCTGTAGACGCCTTGTTAGATGTTGACACAACTACGGCTGCACCAAGCGGCGGTCAAGCTCTTGTGTGGAGCGGAACTGAGTGGGCCCCTGGATATGTCGCAAGTACAGTTGTCTTTACGGATAACTCAGTCAGTACATACGATACCAGCCTAGATCCCGGTTCCTCGAATCGACCAGCTTCACCAATTGAGGGCGATGAAGTTATTGAGTTTTTCTCGAACGGTCTCCTGATGGAGATTTACGATGGATCACAATGGGTCAGCACGTTTAACAGTAGCTGCTGCCCTGGACCAACTCAGAATCTTAATAACGGCAGTCTCAGTCCAGCTAACGCAGAGCTGCCAACTAATCTTGAGATTCAAAATTTCTACAATGCCCTATCAGCAGACGACCAGGGAACAGGCACTCAAATTACTTATGTAAGCCCGCGAGGTTCTTACTTTACTTGGATTGTGGACTCTGCAGGATCTGCCATCGCTCATGAGAGACGATTCGTCGGTGGAGCTGCACCTGATGTAAATGTTAATGCTGTGGCTGCAGGAAGTCAAGTCGTATTTGACGGGCTTTTGCCAAGCGCCTTCCCAGAAGGTTATGACTCTATCCATATTTATATTGAAATGGGTGCGTCTGACTACACTCTCGACAACTTTGCTTCTACCTATGCTGCGCCAGATGGAGTGAGCAACCCTCACGTTTATCTCCATAATGTTGGCACGACCGGCGGCAACATGCTCTTTACCATGCCTATCACGGGAAATGTAATTCCATTCGGTGAAGATGATGTTTTGACGCTGACTCTGAATAATGCTGGAAACTGGACACTAACAGGTTAATATATGGCTGTTATTCGTAATCTTTGCACTCCTTGCGATGATGCTGCGTTTTATAACCAGATCACCATCGCTGGAGATGCACCTGTAATTTCAGAATCCGCAGCCCCTTCTGGCGGGGATCACCCTACGCTTGCTCCGCAGGTTGTCGTGCAGGAGTATGATGATATTCACAGGTTGTTTGTATCGAATGATGCGGCGACTTGGTCTCATATTGATGTTAGTTATAATGCGGCTCAGTCTATCGCAAATATAGCTGCTCTTCCAGATGCTAACACTGGTACTCACGAGAGTTATTATGTTCGAAGTAACCGCATGGTTTACAATCGAACTAGATCCAGTTATTATACCGCCGACTTTGACGGAAGCGCTTCTTCTATAGATTTAGAGAAGATTTTAGTCCATCCAACTGCTGATTTTGATATTAGCTTCGAGTTTAATTTGAGAGCTATTCCGGTTGGAGACTCAGATTTCTTATTTTCTCAGTATGATTTCGGAGTTGATGGAAGATTTAATATTCTAGCTCAAACAGATGCAACTGTAGGCGCCTTTATCGATGGACTTACAGATGTTCTGATGTATACAAGTACAACTATTTTGCCTGGGGCGTGGTATACATATCGACTCACTAGGACTGGTGATACTTTTCGACTTTATCTAAATGGCCAGCTAGAGAATTCTCAAACTCAAACGGGAATAAGCGTACAACAAAAGAATTCTCATCTTGGTACGGACTTTACTCCGTCAGATGATATTAATTGCTTGATGCGGAATGTCTCTATAACAAGCAATGGGACAACTACGAAGTACCTTACAGAAACGATTGATCTTCCGGGAGCGACTCCGGCTGGCGGAGCTGCGTCTAGTTTAGAGGCAGTTGAGAAATTTGTACCAACTAAAATCAGCTATTGTGATACTGATACCGAATGGTCCAACATGACCGAGATGGTCGACGGACAGGTATTGTATCATAGAGGTAGGTCGGCCGCATATGTCTACAGTGAAACATCAGGCAGCTGGAGTCTTTATGGAACTCCTCTAAGCTCCTCGAAAAAAGTTCCCGAGGTATCGGTTGAGCGAACTGCGCTCTACTTGGATAATCGAGCCGGAGAGAACTACGTAGCTAACTACGATAATAAAGCCTGGCTGGTTGATCAGAGTAGAAATGGCACACCACGCCGGATGAGACCTAAGTATACTTTAAATTTAAATGGTAGCACGGAGTACGCCACTGGTCCAAATTTAGATACTGAGTTGAGTACTGAATTGACTGTTTCTCTTTGGTTTAACACTGATACGATTAGCTCTCCTGGCGATTACGCAATGTTAGTTGGAACTTGGGATGGTAGTGCTAACAAAGGATGGGTAGTAGATTTAAACGGCGGTGCTGGAAATGGTGTCGTTGGTTTCTATGTGTCTAGAGACGGAACAAACACAAACTTTTCTAATTGTTTGTCTGAAGCCATATCGATAAATACCTGGGTTCATGCTTGTGCCAGATTTAACAACGGGGTGTTATCCTTATTTTTAAATGGAGTAGACCAAGGAGCACAATCTACTACAGGAACAGGAGCCACCACTTCTCTGTACGCTACTGGATATGACATACTCATAGGTGCTGAAGCAAACGGTGGAGCAACATACCATTTCGATGGTACGATGGATGATCTACGTATTTACAACACTGCATTAACCGATGCCCAAATTGCAGACCTTGCAGCATTAAAACCAGGCAGCACTCGGGGAGCCAACGTTGGAGAGACTCCTTTAGTTTGGTATGATTTTGAAGGACCTACAGACTCCAACCTTCTCTTAAACAAGGGTTCTCTTGGGCCAAATGCCGATGCAGTAATAAATGTTAATAATGCGAGGGATGCTGTAGGATACTATAGCTTCGCCAATGAGGTGGGCTTTAGCGAAACTACTCCCCGACTTGATTTTAATGGACCAACAGCTTGGCATGGGTCTTATGCTAGCACATATCAGTTCGATGGACCATTTAGAGTTGATTTGATTTGGAGAAACGTATCTCATGGTGAGGACCACATTGGATTTACAGACTTAGATGTAAACTCATCTTTTCAGACGAGTGTTTACAATCATGCCAGACAAGCCGGAATAAGAATTACTCCATCCACCTGTTTTGCCTACATTAATGCCGGTGGCGCAGCCGCTAGTACCGGAGTGGCAAGTGGCGACATCATATCAATTGAGCGCGATGACAATGATGTAATTCACTTTAGAAAAAATGGGGTTGATTTTTACACCAGCTCTCCGCAAACCGGAACTTTCCGCTATGTTTATGCAAACTATGGAAATAGAAAATCCTATCAAACCAGCGTTAGTGAAAACGGTATTCGCCTAACAAATGATCAGTTGGACATGTTTCCTTTTGGTAATCAAAAAGAACTTTTAAACGGAGCCGTAGAGAACTCCACGGCTGTTATCCCTGCTGACCCAACTCGCCCGTTTACTCATGATGCAGAGGGACTGGGTGGCTTGCAGTATGTGGGTCAGTGTCCCCACGGCGCAAAGATTAGTAGTCCGGTGGCGACGTTGAATGCGTTGAATGAGTATTTAGACGTTCCCATTAGCCTAAGTAGTGCCAGTAGCTGGTCTATAGCTTTCAAAATGAAAACGTCAGACACTGGTGCCACTGCTTGGTGCAGCCGAGACGATAACGATGATGGTTATAGATTTTATTTTGACGGCAATGCTTATATTTCTTCGGATGCCACAGACGTAACAGCAGTGACGACATTTAACGATGGAGAATGGCATGATTTTGTGACCGAATGGGACGGCGCAACTGCCACGCTGAGTGTGGACGGGACTGTAGTTTTGTCTGGTGCGTTGGCTGCTGCGGCATCTTTGTCGGCAACCACTATTAGATTTGGGGACCGACTGTACTCCACAGGTTCGCCCCTAAACGGGCAGATTTCAGACATTACTATTACAGTCGACGGCACCATCGAAGCTAGACTCCCCCTCTGCGAAGGTAGCGCCAACGTAGCCCACGACACCTCAGGCAACGGTAACCACGGAGAAATAATTGGATCAGTATGGGACGGAGATACTATAGATACAGTAGATACCCTAGTGAGCGACGGCTACTTCATTGGAACTTGGTTCGATGGGGCTAATGATTCCTATACAGCAAGTGGAAGATTAACAACCGGACAAGTAACCGCTCTATCTGCTTGTTGTTGGTTAACGGTAGACCAAGCACAAAATCAAACAATCTGTAGCGAGTACTTATTCACTGGGAATAATCGTTCGTGGAACTGGAGGGTCAATACGAGCGAACAAATGGAGTTGGTTGCGTCTTCTGATGGAGCTGGTGGGTCAATTAGTGCAACTTCTCCGACATTCTTTAGTAACTATTCAAGTGAACTAGTACACGTAGGATTTTCGTTTGATGGTAGTGTTCCTGAACTTAAATGGTACGTGAATGGAGTGCTTGTTGAGACAGATGATCCAACCTTCACTTATTTTGCCGATGTCCCTTGCGATTTCACAATCGGTAACACATTGACCACACAATTCTTCGAGGGCGTAATAAGTCAGCTTGTCGTTGAGCAGACTGTTTGGACCGATGAAGAGTTTGCGTCGCTTATGAAATCAGGAAAGACGGAAGAAGTTAAGAGCATTAGATCAAACGCTTATTACTTCCCTTATGGTAATGGGAACGAAACTCTCCAAGGTATTGCACAACTGATAGAGAACGGAGCACCAGAGCAGAGAGTTATTCCTTATGGAACTTCCACTTCGAATGGAATTGTAATCCCTAGAACTCACGGCCCAGGCGTATTAGCTCCAGGTCAATCAATCGACCTATATAATGACGAGCCGAATAGTCCTTACGCGACTCGACTAGACGCCACCCTAACAAACGGAACGTACGCCCAAGGCGACGACAAAGAAGATTCGATTTTATATGTCCGAACTGATGAAACTGGTGACGACAGAATTAGCGTTTTTGACGAAGCTCTTTCTGGCAATGATGACTCAGCGATTAGAGAGGACACGCGATGAGCACTCCCCCTTCATGGGCACCAACTTTAGGCGAAAGATATGGCGATTGGGTTGGCGTACAAGCTAC